CAGAGTTCGGATCTAACAAGTTTAAGCAATTTCCAGTCTGGTCAGGCAGTGGTATTCGCGGCGGATCTAAAGGCTGGTTTATTTATCCGACACTACGCGAAATCCAGCCAGACTTGATTGCGAAGTGGGAAACTGCTTTCGACAGAATCTTGAGGGAGTGGTAAATGGCCGGACAATCGCGCACACTTAAGCTCTCGATTCTTGCTGATGTAGATCAACTTAAGAAATCGCTTAATGCAGCCAATACGGACGTCGATAGCTCTTCAACAAAGATGCTGGACTTTGGCAAAAAAGCAGGGCTGGCATTCGCCGCAGCCGGAGCTGCCGCTGGAGCTTATGCAATCAAAATTGGAATCGATGGAGTCAAGGCCGCGATTGAGGATGAAGCGTCACAAAATAAACTGGCTCTTGCTTTAGAAAATGCCACTGGTGCAACCAATGCACAAATTGCAGCAACGGAAGCTTCTATTCTTAAAATGTCTTTGGCGACTGGTGTGGCAGACGACAAACTTCGTCCAGCGTTGCAGCGATTAGCAATCTCAACTGGAGACATAAGCAAGGCGCAGGATCTTCTCACTGTTGCCCTTGATGTGGCTACGGCAACTGGAAAGCCACTAGAAACTGTCGCCAATGCAATCGGCAAGGCGTACGACGGCAATACGGCAGCTCTAGGCAAATTAGGAATTGGACTATCTGCGGCCGAGTTAAAAACAATGTCATTTACAGACGTGCAGCAAAAATTGACAGATTTATTTGGCGGAGCTGCTGCTGCGAATGCAGAAACTTACGAAGGCAAGATTGCAATCTTAAAAGTCAGTTTCGATGAAGCAAAAGAAACTATCGGCACAGGTTTATTGCCAATGGTTACTTCATTAATTGACTACATCAACAACAACGTACTTCCAGCATTCAATGCTTTCGCCTTAGGATTTAGTGGTAAAGGAAAACTCAAAGACGGAATGACAACAACCGAAACGGCTGCATTTGGTTTCGGAGAGACAGTAAAAAGTCTGACAACGTCATTAAGTAAAATGTTCGGCGTGTTCAATAGCGAAGCAAATACAGGCCAAAGCTCAGGATTAGGAAAGATGATTGGCTGGCTCAATACAATCATCGCAGCTTTGGATAAAGTTGTTAAGTTTGCGTCATTTACTTTAGGTTTATTAGGCGTGATTACTGATCCGAGCAAGTGGGGCTTGTCTGCTTCTGAGACGCGTAGTCTTATAGAGTCAAAAATTAGTGGACAATCATTCGCCACGACAGGCGCGCCAGGTGCAATTCGCGGCGGTGGATCATCAGTGCCAGCAATCATCGTTCCTTCTGGGGGCGGAGGAGGCGGCGGCGGAGGCGGCGGCGGAGGAATTGCATCAGCAGCAGCAGGCGCAATCAAGGTTGCAGCAGCAGCAGGTGGAGGCTTTACCGATTCACAGAATGCGGCTCGTTTAGCTGCTATGGGCGGAGGAGGATTTACGGATTCTCAAAACGCTGCTCGAATCAATCTCACAGTCAATGGCGCAATCGATGCCGAAGGCACTGCTCGCACAATTATTAAGGCTCTTAACGATTCCTTCTATCGTGGCACAGGCGGAGCCTCTGCACTTCAGGCAATCTAATGACGCAGTGGGTTCCAGTCTGGCGCGTTGAAATCGCCGGCGTTGATGTCACCGATTCGGTGTTGGCCAATCTGACGATTACGTCAGGACGCACGAATATCTACGAACAAGCTCAGGCCGGCTATTGCTCAGTCAATCTCATTATTTTCAATCAAGCTGCATTACCTTACGAAATCAACGACACCATTTCGATTGAAGTGCAGGACACATCGGCGGTCTATGTGCCAATCTTTGGCGGCTCAATCGTAGACATCTCTGTAAGCGTGTCACAGGTTGGATCTAGCGCATATACTCAAGAAGTCACCATCACGGCTCTGGGAGCCCTTGCAAGGCTTCAGAAGGCACTCACAGATGGCGTCTTGTCTCATGACTTTGACGGCGACCAGATTGAGACAATCTTGCGCGAAGTCTTATTGGCTCAGTGGCAACAGGTTCCAGCCGCGTTGCAGTGGACTACTTATGATCCAACGACGACGTGGGCGACTGCTGGCAATACTGGCCTCGGCGAGATTGACACTCCTGGCAATTATGAGCTGGCACAACGCTCATCAAGTCGCATCGTCATTTATGATTTAGTAGCTGCGCTTGCTACTTCTGGACTTGGCTATCTTTACGAGGACGCTTCCGGCCTTATCTCCTATGCAGATTCGACTCACCGGACAAATTACCTTGCAGCTAACGGATACACGGATCTCACTGCCAATCATGCGCTAGGGCAAGGCATCACCATTAAGACAAGGGCAGGCGATGTCAGAAACGACATCACTATCAGCTATGGCCAAAACTCGACAAATCAAGTCAGCGACACAGATCCAGCATCAATTGCACTTTATGGCGATTTATCACAAATCTTTACAACCACCTTGCGACACTTACACGATGCTGAAGATCAAGCTGCGTTCTATCTGGCACTTCGAGCCTATCCGCAGCCAATCTTTGATTCTATTACCTACGCCTTGACCAATCCAGAGCTAGACAACGGCGATCGTAACGCTCTGATTAATATCTTTATGGGTCAGCCAATCGCACTCAATGACCTTCCGCCAAATATGTCGTCTGGAACCTTTCAAGGCTTTGTCGAAGGCTGGACATTCCGCGCTTCTTACAATCAACTAGACATCACTCTTCTCATGTCTCCACTGGCATATTCACTGCAAGCCATGCGATGGAATGATGTGCCAATAACGGAGGCATGGAATACCGTGTCGCCGACTTTACAGTGGCAATATGCCACAATAGTCTCATAACGAAAGGAAACACTTATGGCAAATCCAACGACGAATTATGGCTTTGTTCTCCCGACGTCGACTGATCTAGTAACGGATCTCCCAGCCGATTTCGACGTTGCACTTCAGGGCGTTGATACACGACTCAAAGCATTAAATCCTTCAACAACATTAGGTGACACTGATTATGCTTCAGCAACGGCGAACACTAATACTCGTTTAGCGATTGGCACAACCGGCCAAGTGCTTACAGTTGCAGGCGGTGTTCCAACTTGGGCTACACCAGCAGGTGCAATTGATAATTTTTCACTATTAAACGCTGGCGGTACTGCTCTAAGCGGATCAACAACAAGCGTTACAGGCATTTCAGGAATGAACACTCTTTACATTTTAGTCGCTAATGCATCAAGCACATCGTCTGCATCATTTATTGATCTGTATTTCAATACTGATACAACCGCTGCAAATTATGATCTTTATGGTTGGTACTTAGTTACAACACCTGTGGGAGAAACTGCAATTGGTGCAGGTGGATTTCCAATAGGTCGCATGGCAAATAATGCTGCATCTGCATGTTCAGGTGGAATATTACTGCAAGGTTGTAATTCATCCGGCAAGAAACTTGGTTTAACATCGGGAGCAGGAAATACTGGTGGTGGATCAAACAACAGTGTTCAAAATTATTGGGGACAATACAGCTCTTCATCAACAATTTCATCAGTGCAAGTTAGAACATCTGGCGGAACATTTGATGGTGGAACTGTCTATATCTATGGAAGTGCGTGAGAAAATGACAACATATAAAGAAGTTACATTCAACATTCAAACAGGCGAAACAACTGAGCGACCTTTTACAAAAGAGGAAATTGCACAAATGGAAGCCAATGCTGCTAGAGATGCAGCGTTAGCGAAAGTAGATGCGCAAAAGGCAGCCGAGAAAGCAGCAGCTCAAGCAAAATTAGCTGCTTTAGGTTTAACTGCTGACGACTTGAAGGCACTTGGCCTTTAATGTATCCAGAAGGTACGGCCGCTCGGATTATCGAAGTCGCACTAGCTGAAGTCGGCACTGTTGAGACTGGCGAGAATCTGACAAAGTACGGCAAGTTCACAAAGGCCGATGGATTGCCTTGGTGCGGTTCCTTCTGCAACTGGGTCTTTGACCAGGCAAAAGTCAAGATTCCTTCAATGGTTTCAACGGCTGCTGGAGCTCATAAGATGAAAGAGCTCGGACGTTGGATTGAAGATAAGCCGCAGCTTGGCGATTTATGCTTTATGGATTTTCCACACGATGGCATTGATCGGATTAGTCACATCGGCATTGTGGTCAAGGTAGGCGCGACGAGCGTCTATTGCATTGAAGGCAATACTTCCGGCACTGGTGATCAGCGCAACGGCGGAATGGTGATGATTAAGCAACGCTATATCGGCAAGGAGATTGTTGGTTTCGCTCGCGCTCGCTTGACAACCTATGCTGGAGAATATCCAGTGGTTGAGCTAATCCAAAAGGCGAAGCCAAAGGAGAAAAAAAAATGAACGAATTAAAATCAGCAGGAGCATCTTGGTTGAGGGCTTCAATTTCGGCCGTTGCAGCTTTATATATGTCTGGCATTTCGGATCCAAAAGTCTTGGTCAATGCTTTTCTTGCTGGGCTATTAGCCCCGGCGGCCAAGTTTCTTAATCCAAAAGATGCAGCTTACGGACTCGGCAAGAAATAAGTGTGGCGGTGGATAGGGCTGGGCTTGTTATTGCTAGCCTTATCTTCCTGCAATTTAGGAGATTCGGTTAGATATGAGTGCCAAGTCTATGAAAACTGGGAGAAAACAGAATGTCAGAAGCCAGCCTGTATCGTTACTGGAACATGCACTGAGGACATCATTGGATCATTCTATCCAGAGGACGTCACGACGCCGTAGTCCAGAGGACGTTCACGCGCAGCTTATCCTCATTATTGGATCAACATTGGCGGCAGTATTTTTTATAGTC